TTGCTTTTATGAAATTCTAAAAAGCTTGCTAAAGAATCTGGTTTGTATAACTCAAATATTTTATTTTTCATTTCTTAGTTCTTGACATCTTATATAGTAGTGTTTATATAATTGTCAACTAGAAAGAATAAAAAGTTATGAATTATAAGTTTAAGACTAAGCCATATGCGCATCAATTAACTGCGTTAGAAAAATCGTGGGATAAAAAAGAATATGCGTACTTTATGGAAATGGGTACAGGTAAATCAAAAGTATTAGTAGATAATATGGCTATGCTTTATGATAAAGGTAAAATAAATGGGGCGCTAATTATAGCACCAAAAGGTGTATATAGAAACTGGTTTTCTCAAGAAATACCAAATCATTTAGCTAGGCACATAGATCACAAAACAGTATTATGGACTGCGACTACATCCAAAACAAAGGATAAAGAGTATCAACAATTATTTAAAATAGATTTAGACCTTCACATCCTTGTGATGAATGTAGAAGCATTTTCAACAAAAAAAGGCCTTCAATTTGCCACAAAATTTCTTAGTTGCCACAAGACTTTAATGGCTGTCGATGAATCTACAACTATAAAAACACCAACTGCAAAAAGAACTAAAGCTATTCTTTCATTAGGTTTACTGGCAGAATATAGGAGAATACTTACAGGTTCTCCTGTAACTAAATCACCTTTAGATTTATACACACAGTGTGGATTTCTTGATACTTTTTTATTAGGCTTTGATAGTTACTATGCGTTTAGAAATAGATATGCTACTATGTTAGATAGAAACTTTGGTGGACGTAGAGTACAAATTGTAGGAGGATATAAAAGATTGGGTGAATTATCAGACAAATTAAAGAATTTTTCTTATCGTGTTCTAAAAGAAGATTGTCTAGATCTTCCTCCTAAAACTTATGTACAAAGAGAAGTAGAACTTACAGATGAACAAAAACAAATATATGCTACTATGAAATCCGCGGCCCTCGCTCAACTAAAAGGTAAGATGGCAACAGCACCCCACGTACTTACACAACTGATGCGTTTGCATCAGATAACTTGTGGTCATTTAAAAAATGATGACGAAACTATTACAGAAATTAAAAACAATCGTATGACTTCATTGTTAGATTTATTAGAAGAAGTAGAAGGTAAAGTTATTATTTGGGCTAATTATGTTTATGATATTAAGCGAATAGTGAAAGCTGTATCTAAAAAATACGGCGAAGACTCTATAGTACAATACTATGGCGCAATTGAGGCAGAACATAGGCAAAAGAATATAGAAAAATTTCAAGATCTAAACTCTAAAGCTAGATTCTTTGTAGGTAATCCACAGACCGGTGGTTATGGTATTACATTAACTGCTGCAAATAATATGATTTATTACTCTAATGGATATGATTTAGAAAAAAGACTACAGTCAGAAGACAGAGCACACAGAATAGGTCAAAAGAAGTCGGTAACATACATAGATCTTATAGCACCAAAAACTATAGATGAAAAGATTAGAAAAGCTTTACGTAAAAAAATTAACATTGCCACAGAAGTTATGGGCGAAGAATTAAGAGAGTGGATTTGAAACCCATAATGATCACTTTGTTGTATTTAACATTTGGTGGAGACATTAAGATGGATACGTTTGAAATAAATGAAAGTTGTAGTGGTTGGTTTCATCACAACGTAAAAGTACACGAAACTAGAAAGAAAGCTTTTATGAAAAATTTATATTATCATAAATACAAAGGTAAAAGAGTTATAGGTTATATTTGTGGAAAAGAGTCACCACAATAGTATAGGATTTTCTAAGATAAAAGTTTTTTTTGCCGAAAATTATAAATCAACTAATCCCGTTTCGCGATTCAAGTATTTGTATTCTATCTTATGAATGTCAAAGTCTTTCATAATCTTATTACAAATATCTGTAGGACTAAAATCACCACAACTATAAACATCTAGTTGCATCAGTGCAGGCTTTGGTTCATCCCAAATATGCATAGCAATGTGTGATGTTTCTATAATAGCAACAGCTGTGATACCTCGGTTACCAGGCATATTACAATACTTTACATAAGGACCCATAAAGACTTTCATATCAATGGATTCTATAAAACTCATCATCCATTCTTTTAGCCATTCTTCATCTGTTGGTGGTTTACTTGCTTCAGCACGAATAATTAAATGTTTGTGGACAAGTAAACTATTTTTCATCTTGGCTACTTAAATATTTCTGTGGCTTTGCCAAGTACGGGTTTGTATTTTGTACGACCCTCTTCTCTGTATGCGTGTAAAAAACTAGCTCTTGGAGTATCGGCGATCCAGCTACAATGTATCCAGCCAGAATTAGGTTCGCCAGGTGTGTAGAATTCAAGTATAAGCTGGTCATAGGTCAACTCCTTTTGAATCCAGTCAGCAAGCTCTGCGTTGTCAACTTCTAAACATTCGAAGTCTGCCGCCTCTGCTTTTGCGTGCTGTGAATCGACTGAACTGCCGATGGCTAGACACAATTTTGGGCTACGAAATCCGCTGGTAATCTTAACCCTGCCGAAGTGATCTCTTACGGGTTGTAATATATTTTCGCAAAGTAATTTTAATTTTTCTATTTGATCAGAATTAGGATTGTTATCAATGCCTTTCCTGATAGCTGTGTCGGATTTTATAAGCTCTTGAAGGCTGAAATTACGTGAAAGTTGCATTAGTTAATCATCTTTTCCAACACAAAGACGACTGCTGTTCCCGCAACAGTCAAAAGAACCCAATAGAACTTGTCTATCTTTCCGCCCAATTTTTCTACGTCTTGGTGTACGTGTGATAAATTTTTCTTAACGCCAGATATATGGCCGTAAAGGGATAAAATATGTTCTCTTGTTGTCTTTGGTTTAATACTCATTATGTTGTTCTTTGTTTTTTTCTGTAAGATTGTTCTAGTGGACTTAAGTAAGTCTCTTCTGCTAGTGTTAATCTACTTACAGGATCAATATTACCAAACTGTGCATTGTTTACAAGCGCTGTATTTGGTAGTGGTGGTAGGCCGGGCAATGAGGCTGCAGGACCTAGTGTAGGTTCTGGTAAGTTACTAAAAGGGTTTTCTATATCAGGAAATAAATCTCCATTTAAAGGCACCGTTGATAAAACTTCTTGTATTCTTGCCATTACATTTAATGCTTGGTTGAGAGCATTTGGTGCTTCTATTTCTCTAGCTCTTTTTTCAAATAAACCAACAACATCATTAGATGGAAAGTAAGGTCTAAACAATCCTTCATTTAAAAATCCAAAAGCTTTTCTTTGCCCTCTGTTTACCATATTTTCTCCAATAGCATCTTCACTCATTCCTAAAATTTTTGCAGCGTCTATATCTAAAAACATTCGTCTATTAATTTCATATAAAGCTCTATTTGAATCTATATAAGCATCAACTATTTCTTCTGGAGTAACAACACCACCTTTTAAGGTTTGTCTTGTAAATACATTTCTAGCATCTCTAACACCATCTACAAAATTTGTAATTTTATAGTTTAAAGATTTTCTTGGATCTACATTTACTCTACGCATACCAGCAATACCTAGTAATTCATTTCCTAATTCGTATTCATTACCACGTTCATCAAATCTTCCTAAACTATCAATGGGTCTTATAGCTAAACCTAATCTACCAAGTTGTCTCCAGTTAAGAGGAGCTTGTGCTTCAACTAAATGTGCAACTGATTTCATAATCTTACTACCAATAGGATCAATAGCAGGATCTCTATTATATATTTCTCTACCGGATGCATCTACACCACCTCTACCAAGTATTGGTGCTATGTCTTGTAAAGCTTCTGTCCAAATAGATTCTGATATAAAAGGTTGACCAATTTCTTTTGTAGATTCTATTAAACCTAGAATAAAATCATCCATAATACCATCTTTGTCTGCTCTACCAGAAGTCACGGCATTAACTACAGTTTGTATAGGTCTTGTTAAAGTATCGTAAGCATTTAAATGTGAAAAATCTACGTAAGATAGTTTACCTTCTTTATCTTTAAATGGTACAAGCACAGAATTTTTTGACCATTCTGGCACATATCTTCTCATTGCTTCTAACTCTTCATCACTTACATCATTTAAAGTTTGCATCATCGCAACAGTTCCAAGTGGTAATGCAGCTGTTGTGGCAGCCATACCCGTTAGTCTTTGTAAACCTCTAGCTCTTAATGGATTAACTTCTTTACCATTTATTCTTGCTGTAAAAAATATTTCATCTAATGCTGTTGATACAATATTTGTACCTGTTCTCATAATCTCTGCAGGGAAAGCTACAAAGTTTCCAACAGGTAACTTTCTTAAGCCTTTAATAAATTCTGATACAAAAGCATAGTTAGGTATATTATTTTTAACTAATTTAGCTGATTGTTTTTTTAAATACTCATCATTAAATACACCAATCTTTCTATCAAATTTTCTGCCTTCCGCGTCTGTAATAACTTCCACAATGTCGTCACCTAATTGTAAACCTTTTGCTTGATAAGCATTTTTAAGTCTTGCTTGTTCACCAAGATATGTAAATATTTTCCAAAAATCATCTTCAGCTGTGTACGCATCTTGTGCACCTTTTTGAATTTTTTTAAGTCCTTTCATAAAAGTATTAAAACCATTGTAATCTGCACCTACTTTGTTTAACACTTCACCAAACTTAACATCTTCCATTAGATCCATAACTTGTCTTACTTGTACCTGTGAGTTTACAACTCCTAGTTCTAATAGTTCTTGATAAAATTCATTGTCTTTTCTAAAACCTTTTAATTGTAATGCATCAAATGCTCTCTTAACATCTTTAGTATTACCAAACGGTACAAAACCATTAGCCGCTGCAAAGGCTGCAGCACTAATAAAATTTCTTGCGTGAGTAAATGGTGCAAGAATTGTTTTAGCCATTTGTGATGTAGCTTTAGGATATAACACTAAGTTTTGATATAACGTTGCGGGTAAATCTTTTTTCTTTAAATTGTCTACTTCTTTTAATGCTTGTGCATAATCTGATAATGCATACTTACCCGCAATAGGATTTGTAAGTTCATCTACAATACCTAACTCTTCTAGTCTTGCTTTTTCTATATCGTCAACAGGTTTAATCTTTGCATCAATGTCTTCAAATCTACCAAGCTTTGTAGATCTAATTGAACCACCTTCTGCAGGTGCAATGATTTCAAAATCACGATTTAAAAGTGCATCTTGTCCAAAATATTTTTTTGCTTCACCAGGATTATCTACAAGAAAAGGCACTCTTGGTTCTGGTCCAACTCTACCACCAGAGTTCCAAGCATCCCAATTCTTTTTTAAAACATTAGATTGTTTAACAAGATCATCTAAGTATTGATTTAATCTTATTTGTATAGATAAAGCATTGGTACCTTCAACAATAGTTGACATAGGGTTTTCGGCTTTACCTAATAATTTTTTAATAACTTGTTGTCCTACACCTGTTAAATCTGACAAGTTTTTACCACCAGATGTTTTCGCAAAGTCACCTTTTTTAGATAACAATTCAGCAGCTTCTGATTTTAAAAAAAAATTAGGAACTTCTCCTAAACGAACTACACCTGATTTAGTTCCTTCATTCATCATAACTCCTCTAGGCAATTGAGCATTGGTCCAAACTGAATTAACCATATTTTTTGCTACATCTTCAGAAAGTGTAACACCTTTGTTAGCAGCTTCATCTATAAACTCTTTAACAGCTATATTAATTACCTTACTACTTGGACCGTAGTTATCTGCAACCGACATAGGATTATTTTTAAATACTTCATAACCTCTATCTAGTACATCATTAATTGCTTTTGGAATTACTTTTTGAAAATCTTCTAATGCACTAGGTGTTAATCTTGAACCCATTAATGTAAATAGTTCTGACCACGTTCCACGCATAGAGTTAAAGTTTTGTACAAGCTCTGCTACATCTTTAGGATCTGCTTTGTAATTATTTATTAAGTCATTAGAAAAATCTACAACTTTAGTTTCATCAATAGAATTTAAAGTAACTTTACCAGCGTCATCAATATTAGGATTAAGTTTGTTGCCATCGGTTAAGATGTCATTCATTTTTTTTAATAGTTCTTTTCTTTTACCTTCGTCTACTTTGTTACCAGATCGTTTAAAATTCTTAAGTATTCTATTTGTAATGGTATCTATTTTAATCATAGCGTTTTCTGCTACGTTTGTATCTCTACCTAATAATCCTTGATATGCTTTCTCTGCTTCAAAACCTTCTTGTGCCATAGGACCTCTTGCTCTTAATGGTTTTGATATCCATTTATCAATCCATCTAGACATAGGATCTGTAATAGCTTTACCTGTGCCTGATTGATTTCTTAATTTAGATATACCTCTTGCACCTGCTCCAATACCTAATGTAAACAATCCGCCTTCAATACCAAATTTTAATCTGTTTGCTAATTCTGCTTCTGGTGTATCTGATTCTCTATCTATTTCTGTAGGTCCACCTAAAAAATCTCCGAAGGTACCAGCGTCTTCTACATCTCCTACAAATACACCTTCGGCCACACCACCTGCTAACGCACCTTTACCATATCGTTTTAACTTTTCATTTCTACTTAAATATTTACCAGCTTTCTTTGCTTGTAATGTTGCTTTAGTTAAACCTGATCCTGCCTTAAATGCGAGACCTCCTGGTAAACCAATGTTAACAATAAGTTCTGTAATTTTTCCTGCAGCTGTCGCTTCAGCTGCTTCATCAAATGGATTAATTTCATCAAAGTATGCTTCTACTGCTTCTGCTCTGTTTTGATCTACACCTAAATCTATAAGCGTAGCACTTAAAGTAGCTGCACCTTCAAATATTTTAAATACACCTGATCCTACACCAGCTAATATAGATTCAGCTAGATTATATTCTTGTTTTGTATCTTGTGAAGTTTGTTTAATAGGCATTTATTAATCCTATGCGTTAACCACATCTATCTCATTTCCTTGAGCATCAAAAGTATATGCTCGATTAGTATCCTCTTCTATAAATACTACTCCAACATCCTCTGGACCAAATTTAAATTCTTCATCCATTTTTACAGAAGTAGTTACTTCAAACTTGGGAGTTATACCTTCCTGACTATACGCTGCAATAACAGCTTCTTTAACTTTTCCTGTAAAACTAGGAGCATCTGAAGCTATATAATATTGACCAATAGTTTTCTTCTTACCTTCGTTTTGCATTGAATATTGCATTTCTAATTTTTTCATAAGCGTATTCAGTTCTTGTTTAGAAATTTCACCTTTAATATATTTATTAATAGCTGCTGATCCGGCAGCTGTATCTATTTTAGCTGCTTCACTTGGTCGTTTAGCTTCATCTGCAAAGAATTTACCTAGTGCGCTTTTAGTTGTTGCTTCATCTTCAAAAGCTCTAGCAGCAAAACCTAATGCCATATTAGAAGCGTCTTGAATTCTAGCTTTCTTTTTACCTAAAGCTTTTGCAAATATTTTTTTGTCTTCATCTATTTTATCTATTCCACCAGTTTCTTTTGTATCCGCAGTTCGTAATTTATTAATAGTATCTTCTAATTGCATTATTTTAATTTGATCCTCAGTTAATGCTTTTTCTGTTGTAAGATCTCTTGGATCTCCTATCATTAATTCATCTCCTACAAATTCTCTAGGACCAGCTTTTTCACCTGGAAACATTTTATCATATCCTTTTTTTAAATAAGGACCTCCAAAATATAAAGCTGCTAAACCTTCAGGGCTTGTTGCTTTTTTTAATAAACCAGGACTTTTTTTAGCACCATAGCCTAATAATTGTAAAGTTGGACTTTGACTAAGATATTGACCTAGTCTACTAGTTCCTAAACTACTTAACATTTCTTTTGCAGTCATTGGAGACATTGTTTGGCTCATATATTTACTGCCTGTTCCGCCTGCTCCACCTGTTACAGTCATTCCATAACCACCTTTAGGTTGAACAAGATAATCTAAAGCTTTTTTACCATATTTCATTGCAGGTCTAACTCCATATCTCATACCAAGATTACCTAAACCATATGCAGCGTAAAGCAAAGGGTTAGAGTGTTTTTCTCTACCATCAGACGCTTTAAATTTATTAGGATGTTGACCAACTAGTAAAGGTTGAACTGATCCACCTTTAGCCAAACCTGTAGCAATTCCGTTTCCATAACTAGAAACTTTACCACCTCTAAACATTGGTCTTCTTAAAATTCTACTCATTATCCAAATATTCCTAACTTACCTAGTACACCGCCT